CTTGACGCCATAGAGAATGTCGAGACGGATAATGTCCTCGTCGTTCTCAATGTCGTAATCTTTGACGACGCGAACCGATAGATTGTCGGCAGATGCACGCGACTTGAACGCGGCACCATCCGGCAATTCAAGATCAGCCATAACAAGCGCGAAGGCATTCTTGTGGAAGCACAAGTTTTGCGCGTATGCCGTTGCAGCCGTGCCAGACACAACCGATATGGCAGCGTTATCAGCCGGAACCTCTGACACGTTCTGATATGGGCTAGCCGTATCAGAGACAATTGCCGGCGAGATCGTCAGAGTGACCGCACCACCACCAGACGAATCCGCATCAGCAAGCACCGTAAACTGCTTAAGATACGTGTAAGCCTGCCGTGTGCCGCCATTGATGGCATAAACGCCCGCAATGGTGATCACATCGCCAGCCTTAGCCCAACCAGTGATGGAGTTGGACGCGCCGTCGATTACAAGCGACTGGCTGTTAGCCTGCGGCGAAGCGTTTGAGTGCTGTGCCGCACCGTTCACAAGCGGCGTGCCGCCCTTTGCGCCGTTGGTGTGGTTCAACACTGACTGGCCTTCATACGTGTCAAACCCGGCATATTTGCCGATCTTAACCCGCTCCATGGCCGTTAACTGCTTTCCTGGCTGATACTGGTTCTTAAGGTCGTTGGCGATCTTAAGAGCCGCAGCCGGATCAAGCACAGCGTTGAGCGTGTCACCCATTGGGGCGCGCTGCTCGACTAGGCGCTGACGTGCTGCACCGAGTTCTAAGAACGTGCTGGGCGTGGTGCCAGCCGTTCCTACCCAAGACGGAACAGACGAATAAAGCCCCATAAGCGAGGTCTCGACCGTCTGGGCAAGCTCGATCATTGCGGGCTTAATGTAACGCTCTGAGTATTCCTCAATGGTCAGGGTCAATTCCTGAGTTGAGAACGCCCAAGACACGTGCTTGCGTTGGTCAAGCACGACTGCAACCGTGCCTTCTTTCACGTCTTGATTGACGCGAGTGGCACCAGTCTGCGCTTTGAACCGAACCGGCTTGCGGATCGATACCGTAGAGCCGACTTTTGCAAACTCTTTCGAGTAATCGCGATGAACAAGATTGCCCATAACGAGATTGTTCTTGAGCTGAAAAAGCCCTTCCTTAGCAATGATGCTAGGAGTGATAAGCGTGTTAGAAGCCGTCATTTCTCAATTCCTTAACTGAAGGCCGCTCAAGATGAGGCCATCTGTTGAAGGCGTGCCTTCTCATAATCTTTGAAACTCGCAGTTTCGAGGTTCAAAGCCGGAGAAGATGTGCCGCCCGAAACAGTCTGGACCGGAGCCGGAGCTTGGCTGATGCGTTTCATCTGGTTTTTCGGATTGCTGATGCCCGCCGCGATTTGGCCTATGGCCATGAGTGCGGAAACGGGATCAAGTTTTGCAATGCGCCTGGCTTCAGGCGGGTTCTTCTTTAGATGGTACGCCACGAGCGCCCCGTTGTCGGAACGAGTGATAGCCTCAGCCATAACTTGAGTGATCGTTGGCCCGCCCTGATTTTCGGGCAGAAAGATCGTATCAATGTCAGGAATATGAGCCCGCAATTCATCCACTTGAGCGTGGAGTATTTGCGCGCCTGCCTCTTGGGCCTTGGCCTCAAGTGACCGCACTTGCGCGGCTGTCTGTTCAAGTCTATCCGACTTGATTTCGTGGCGAACCCGATGCGCGGTCTGCGCATCAAAATCGGCGGGATCGATGTCTACCGGCTGCTGCAACTGTTTTACCAGATCAGCGGCTTCAGATCGCATACGCGCCACATCACGCTCAATCGCCCGCTTTTCAGCGGTCAAAGTGTTGATCTGACTAACAAGCTTTTCCGTTCTCGGATGCGCAATAAACTTCCCATCCGCCCCGCGCGGCTGCTCTACCGGCTCCGTCGGCGCGGCTTCTGCCACTGGTTCTACTGGTTTGGCATCTGTTTCAACGGTCGTAACAGTCTCGACAACTACCGGCGTTTCGGCAAGTGGAGTGGCACCGGCTTCAGCCAGTGGGGAAACTTCTGTCATGTTTTGAAAGTCCTTTTAGGTGGCGCGGATAAGCCCCGCGAAGCTACTCACTAAAGTAGTTGCCGCCTTGATCATCCGGTTGTTCGATTTCCGGCATGATGGGTGGGGGCATTCCAGAGCCGCCTTGCTGCATTTCAAAACTTGGCAGCGGTGGCGACATAGGAAGCGCTGGCGTTTGGAACATTTGTACGGTTTCGAGCTCTACCTTGCGAGCGTCTGCCGTCGCTTTCTTCGCTGATGCAAGCTTAGAATTCAGCTCTGCAACATACATTGGGTCTTGCATCGGGTCAGGCGGTGGGGGCGGTGGCTGATCAGGATCGGTGAGCGCTTGCGGCGGCAACATTGCCTTAAGCCGCTTCGCCAAGTCTTGAGCTTCTGGAATATCAAGGTTCTTTACAGCCACATCAGCAAACAGCGGTGCCAATTCAGGCGGCAATGCTTTCATAAGTTCAATGATCGCGTCTGCGGCTTCAAGGCGTTTCGTGGCGTAGTTAGGCCCAATCGTAACCCGAATATCATAGCGGCCTTGATTGAGGTCATTGACCATCACCGGCTCGCCATTGTCGTCATAGAGAACGGTATTGATCGGCACAAACTGTTCCGAGCCATCTTCGCCAAGCAAGCGCGCGGTGCGTTCGTTGTCGTAAACCTTTGGTATCAGATCGATGATCACCCGCCCGCACTGCTCAATAGAGCGTTGCAGGTTGTCTTGGTAATGGAAATTAGCCGTGTCGCCTTGGTTCTCGCGGCGCTTGATTGCAACGCCAGATGTTTCGTTGCTCTTAGCGCCTAGCGAAGCATCATAAATTCCGGTTGTAGCTTTGATGTCATCGGTTGCTACTTGAGCCTCTTGCCATAGAGCCTGGGGAGGCTCCGGCGCTGCAATGCGTTCCGGCTTCATCCCCGGCGCTTCGCGGTCTGGCGTATAGCGCAAGAATGGCCGGTTGGTCGTGTTCAGGCTGGTCCAATCGGACTTGTGCAGCTTGATCATGGTATCAGTGACGAGGTATGGACTTTTGGGGCTGAGCGCGATGTGCTCAGCAGCAGCCGAGCGATAGAAGTTATAAAGCTGTTGCGGATCGCGCGCATTGCGCAGCAAACCACTGCGAATCGTGGTCGTCTCTAGCGGTATTTCAGTCCCGATCACCGGGATGATAGGAATATAACGCCCCGGCCAGATTGTTGGCTGAACAAGCGTTTCTGCACCTGATACGATGCTTTGCTCTACCTTGTGCCCATTGGCTTGGCGCTGGCGAACAATGCCGCCGTGCTGCTTTTGGATCTGATAGAGCCGGATCATATCGAGCCCGGTAATGTCGAGCGTCTGGCCAGATTCAAACGCCGCGATGGTCTTAATAGCGGGCTTTTTGCACCAATACTCCGCCACTAAAACGTGGTCATTAGTTGCCCAGAACAGCCCGGATGATGTGCCGCTCATAGAGCCGTTAGACATCAGCGCATCAACGCTCTGAGGCGTCGCGCCGGGGTATTTTTCTTTGAATGTGTCTTTGGGCACCATCTCAACGACGATGCACCACATGGCGTCCGAGCGATCTGGCTTAACGCTCGCAGGGTCCCAATAGACCGCTAAGGGGTACGGGATTAGCTCAATCGTCAGCTCTTGATCAAAGCTTTCATCTTCAACAAACTTTGTTAGCACCCTCCAATGACCAATGCCGCAGGCCGCCGCATGGTATGCCGCCGTTGCGTAGACGTGCTTGGCGCTAGAGCGATACTGGATATCGCTAATGATGCCATCAAATACCTTAGCCAGTTGCGGATCATTCTTGCCGTCAACCGGCGTCGCCTTCAGCACCGGGGCATTCTGGCGAATGTCGTTTGTAACCTGGTGCAAGAACTGAGGTAGCTTGTTTACAGTCAGCATCGGACGGTTGGCGCGGGCTTGGCGAGCGTATTCCGGCCACTGGTCACCCGCCAAGAACCGCATATCACTAGCGGCCTCATCGCGGTTGTGCTTGTCATGCGTATAGGCGCGGTCAAGGCGCGCTCTAGCTTCTGAAACGAGATCGCGCACCGGTTCAACCGCTTGTGGATTAGCGGCTTCCATCTGAGGGATTTGCGGCGCTTCTGAATTCTCGTTAGCGTACATTAAATGTCAGCTCCACACGAACCCGGTTGTGATCGGTCTCAATGTCATGATCTTGCGCTATGCGAACAATCTTGATTTCCGATGCCTTAAGCACTTCGGATGCCTCGATTGCCGCTATAATTGCTCTTTCGGTATCCATCACATCCCCAAATATGCGCCGGGGGAATGACTGATAATCCGCTCCGGTTCGTCTTCAATTTCTGCTAGCAGGCTCATATCGATAGCAAACGTAAGTGCCGCCGCGTCGCCAAGATCAGGCGAGAACATAAGCCGCTCTTTAATCTTGTCTTTGGGCTCTAGAATGAGCTGCCCTGATGAATTAAACCGCGTTGCGCCATTGCCGCGTTGTGGGGCGCACACATCACCTTGGAAGTCATCAAGGTCAGGGACTTGAACGCCGGCCGGATCTTCAAACCATTGCCGCATTAGGTCCCACATCTCAGCGCGGCGATTGGCATAGGCTTGGAAGTCGTAAGCCTTGGCCCCAAAGTTCACGCCGTCTACTAGATCGCCTAAAATCTCTTTAAGCCGGTCATATAGGCCAGCGCCTAAGCCGGTGGTGTCGATCACCACTTTCTTGAGCCCTAACGGCAGTAAGCGGCGTACTTCGCGCTGCACTTCGCCAGCCGTCGCCATCAGATCATTGCTATCGAGACGGCGGCACACGTTAGCACCTAAACGCCGGCCTTGCCGGTCAATCAATCCAGTCTTGTCACCACCGCCGCGCGCCGGATCGACGCCAAGAATAAGCGGCCCGTAACCCGTGACAGATGCCTTGCGTGCTCTGAGCACTTTAACCGGCTCAATAAAGGCCAAGTCGCCCGCCGTCTGGAATGCCTCTTCAGCAGTCGCCGGGTATTCCTGCCTAAATTTCCAGCATGGCTCCTCTGCCGAACCGCCGGCAATAACTGCCATGTCACGGTTTTTGTGCCATGCCCAATAGGTCTGGCCACGCTCTAAACCGTGGTGCTGCTCATACTCGACAAAGGCAGCCGGTACATTCCAATCTTGCGGCACGTCTTTTGTATATTCTTCATGCCAAAACCACGGAATGAATATCGCCTCATACTCGCTGTCTCCGCGCTCTGCGGCTTTCCATTGCGAATAGAAACTGTTGCCGATTCCGTTGGCCGTGCTTTCGCGAATGTCTTCCGTGTCTGGCGAGTTTGCAATCGCTTGGCCAATGCCCGCCGAGTGGTTTTCAGCGTTAGGCCAGAATGCAACCTCAGAGCCGTGAAAGAGTTGAATTGTTTCCGAGCGCCCTACTTCTGCACTACCCGCCGTAGCTACCTTATAACCACTATCGAGCCGCGCGAAGCTCAGTTCCTTTGCGTTGGCTCTATGCGTTTCAGGCCGCACCAAATCAGGGCATCCCTCATGAAACCGCTTCGCCATCCCGAATAGGTTATCTGAAGCCGTGTCCAAATGCGTCAGAATGAAAGCCCGCACGCCAAACTTGTGCGTAATCTTCCAATAGAACCGCCCGCCGATATACGTCGAGATACCGACTTGCCGGCCCTTCAATACCAGCGCCCTAACCTTACCCTTGGCTTTTAGCTGAGCCTCTAGCCTTTCGTGCAAGTACCGCTGCGATCTGTTCAGCATCAGCGGGTGAACATCACCTGCCTTGGTGCGAATGCGCAAGCATTTGGAGGCGTAGTGCTCGAAGTCGTCTTTGAGCTTCTGACGTATCGCGCGTTCGCGGTCAGAGAGTGTGCTCATTCAAGTTCGCCTAGCGCTTCTTCATGGCGATATGTGACATTCAAGCTGCCTTCTATCGACTGCAAATCTGGCGTTGTCTTCTTCAGCAAGCCGAGTGCAGCCGAGACTTGGTGCGGGGATAAATCAACTTTGTTGCCCTGCTCATCCTCTTTACCAAGAACAAACCAGTTCAATCTCTTAATGATCTGTGTGGCTTGTATAGCCGCCCTTGTTCTTTCGGTTTGTTGCGGATTCAACCGAACGCCGCGCGGGCCTTTGCCGCTTGGTATTCCTGCCATGGTCTTTACTCTCTAGTGGCGTGGTTCCCCACGGGGTTATGCTGTGATCTGTGTTGCAGATGAAATCTGCTTAGTCACGTGAGCAGGTAATGTGCTCTGTGCTTTCGTGATGAGGCCCAAAGCTGGTTGGTTCTTTACCGGGTAATAGCCTCTTATAATGATGCCAGTGGATGTGTCGTCTGCATCCGTTGGACTTCCGATAATTACCACCATCGGAGAGGCTGAGGCGCTTAATGTGTCGTCGTCTTCTGTAAGGCTGGCATTGGCGACAATGAGAATTGTTGCCGTTGCGCTTAGTGTGTCGTCGTCGTCCGTCTTAGTGGCCGTCGCTACAATATCGACTTCGGCTGTAGCGGTGAGAGTGTCATCCGCCTCAGTGAGTGAGGCCGTGAGGGTGACAATCCGGGCTGCCGTCGCCGTAAGTGTGTCTGCGTCTTCGGTGAGGCTAGACGTCGCTGTAACCGTGACGACTGTCGCGGCTGTGAGTGTATCGCTTGCTTCTGTTAGGCTTGCGGCGGCAAGTATTTGAACGGTGGCTGTAGAGCTAAGCGTGTCGTCTGCTTCAGCGAGCGCCGCGCTAGCTTGTATTTGAACGGTAGCGGCAGCGCTTAAAGTGTCATCAGCTTCCGTAACCGAAAGGCTGGCTGTTATCCCCGTGCTGTCGAGATTGATAACGCCGCCAATAGGCGAGCCAATATAGCCGCCAATCATGACTTACGGCCAAACGATAGAGGGCAGTTCTCCAATAATCCCGGCAATCGTTGGTGCCTCTCTTTGACCGGCTTGGACCTTAGCGAGTTCTGTGTAGGCATAAATCCAGATCTGGTCGCGCCACGCTATGAATGCTTGCGCTTCTGCGGCCCATGCTGGAATTGTGCTTGTCGAGTATCCAGCGAGCGCCACACCGTCTGCATAGCCCTTTGCCTTGGCGGTCGTGTCTACATGAGCCTGAATCGCGTTTGCGTAGTCGGTAGCTGTAAAAACCTTGTCCGTAATCGTCCA